ATGTGTAGCATTTGTTACTTTAGCTGTGTTAGCTGTTATAGCACTTGCTTGACCACTTGTAATTCCTGTCTTAGCTGTGTTAGCTGTTATAGCACTTGCTTGACCACTTGTAATTCCTGTCTTAGCTGTGTTAGCTGTAATTTCTGTGTTGATTGAGTTAGCTAGTTTGTCTGCTGTAACTGCATCATCTGTTATATGAGCAGTAGCAATACTTCCATCTACATAATGTTCACTTCTTATTGAATTGTCGTGAAGTACATTATCAATAGTAACTTTCTTAGATGTTCCGCCATCATTAACGAGTAGTTCTTCTGCTCCATCTGTTGTAGTTAGTGCTGTTAAATCCGATACTTTAGTATATGCCATTTTTTACTCCGTGATAATGTATGTTGGTGCGTAATCTACAGACGCTTGAGAAACTAGATAGTCAACACCATTCTCAAGTAATATTTCTATTTCAGACGTAGCTGAGGGGTCAAACTCTCTAGCCCATTGCCTACGATTAGCCAGCATTGCTAGTGTCTTAGCTTTTCTCCAAGGATGTCTTTTAATCTTAGGAAAACTCATAATCTAAAGAACTGCCTTCTTCTGCCTATATCTCTTCTCTCATCTAAATCTAATAACTGCTCTACTAACTTCTCAATCATAGGGGCATAGCTTCTCTGTACTCCAGAGTCTTTTCTAGTAGAGATACGCCCACCACTAGGCTTGTCATAAGTTGTTGATTTAACTGGACTTTTTGAATCTGAAGGGGTTGAGGTTGCTTGATGTTTAACCTCATAAGTAGTTACTTCTACATCTCCCTTCTCATTGTTAGCTTTTAATTCTGAACCTTTATATGAGGGTGCTTTACCTTCCTTACTTACCGGTTCTAACTCTTCTTTAGTATCAAACATATTCTCTAACATATCTACTAAATTATCTACCTCATTCTCTGGTCTATCTTCTCCGGGGAAGAATAAAGCATTTTGTTCTAAGAAGTCTTCTTTAGATACATAATCTTCATCATCATCTTTCTGGTCTTTAAACTCAGTTGAATATTGAGCAAGTACAATCTGTTGCCAAATAGCACGAATCTTATCTTTAATTCTATCTAACTCTAAACCACCTGAAGTATCTTCAAATAAGTCCATGTGTTGTTCTCCACAATTCATCCTTTACCTAGCCTTTTGTTTTCTCTTAAATTCCACTTACGGTTCAATGATGTGAAAGAATCATAATTCTTCCCATATATAAAAGTTGTACCGAATGTTTGTTCAAATTCAGAAGGTTGTCCACAGGTCTTACAGACTGTTGGTTCTTCTCTTTCACTATACTTACGAACTTCTTGAGTAACATGAGAGTCTTTACATCTATAATCCCATAACGGCATAATCTCTCCCTAGTTAATTCAGAATAACCCCCTCGTAAGAAGGGGCTACACTTAACTAACTACTAAGCTGAAGGAACTGCGAAAGCAATACCAGCATCATCACGAAGTTCTGCAACTCCATAAATAGTATCAGCAGTAAACAAGTCGCCTAAGTATTCTTGTTTGTACTGAGTCTGTGAACGAACACCAACTTGTTCAGCAAATACTAAAGCATCTTTATGCAACATTAAACCAATCCTAGCAGTAGTACCAGAAGCAGGTGAAATTGTTGGACAGTTAGATGTTACATATACATCAACACCATAGATTTGACCAATCTTACCAGTCTTAATCGCATCACCGGAGCCAATGAACTGCTGCTCAGTGAATCTGTTAATACCTAACAAATCGTTAGAAGCGATAGGAGGCATAACAATAGCTCGATTATCCATAGGAACATCAGCATCGTCTAGTGTGAGAATCATTCTACGGATACCAGCATCTGTGATGTCAGTAGCACCACCACCGGAAGCAGAACCATCAAAAACAGTAGTACCATCACCACCTCGAACTGCTGTCTCCCATAAAGCAGCACCAGAGCCACCTACAGTACCACCTTGGAAACCCTCACCTAATGCAAATAAGCTATCATCTACTTGATTAGCAAGTGCGTGACCAGCATCATCAGTATAGAACTTACGCATTGAAGCAAGTGATTGCACCTCGGCAATATCTTCGATTAATTTTGAATATTCATAATGCTTGTCAATGCTTACATTAACAATACCAGCAGTATCAGCAATCAACGTAACTTGTGTTGATGCAGCTTTAACAGAAGCAGAGCCTCTAGCTGGTTTTGGAATATGAATAGTGTCACCTTTCTTACCTTTATGTGACATTTTTGTAACTAAGTTTGCTAAAACTAAGTTTGTTTTGTACGCACCAATAACTTCATCCGACCATAGTTCAGGGATGAAATTAGCGGATGTCGTAAGCGTACTGTGATTAGTACCTAAAGCCATCTTTATTTCTCCTTATTGAGTTTTATTATCTAACACGACCTTCTTGATACGCTAGAGTTATCTCATCTGATAAATCAGCATACCTGTTAGGGTCGCTCACTTGTAGGTTGATTAAATCAGACCTACGATACATTTTCTTACCACCAACAGAGTCACCTGAGGAGCGAGTTTCTGAACTGGTTTGTCGCATTGCCTTCTGTCTCTTGACTTTTTCTGCTTTCTTTACTTCTTTAGTCTTATCAATCATGGATATTTGTTTCCATGTGCTGATTAACTCATTTGCAGAATTAAAGTCATATTCAGAGTCAGCTCTGCGGAACAGTTCTGTACGAATATCACTATCTCCTATCCACTTCTGGAAGTCTGTATCCCCTACAACCTGCATAAAATCAGGGTGTGTGTTCTCCAGTTGACTTAAATTTGCTTGTTGGGCATTTTTAAATCGTTCTTCCTTCGCTCTTATAATGTCGGGGTGGTTTTCTATGGCTGAGTTGACTGCTTTTGCAGGGTCATCATAGAAGGTATCCTCGAAATTAACAGGCTCTTCTGTTGGCATAGTTGGTTGATTAGCTTGTTCTTGTGATGCTAAAAGTTGTTCTATTAACTTGCGTTGACTTCCAACTTCGTTTGCCTGTCTGCCGTATTCTTGCTCGACATTCTGGTGCATCCCAATTACATCCTCTAATGATTTCCCAGCATACTTCTCAGGTGGTATATACTCCGGTTCGGCTTGTATCTCTTCCTGAACTTCTGGAGTTTCTTGTATTACTTCCTGTGTTTCTGTTATTGGTCTATCACCTTCCGGTGCTGAATCTACTACTATACTCATTTTTGGTCTCCGCCCACTTGGGGTTATGAAGTTATTTTATTATAGTGGTGTCGTTTCCGATTGTTCCACTGCTATATTAGTTGCAGATTCTAAGCTAAGTAAAAATCCTAGTACCTGTAACTGACCTTTAGCATGCCAAAGGTCTTTTTCATTGTTTATAGTGTCAATATCTTTAACACTATCTTCAATGTTCTTTAATTCAACCATCAGGTCTCTAAAACCCTCGGTCTCAAATAATTCTTGTCTATCTTTTAAAAACTGCTCATCAGGTTTACTGATACATTCCTCCAACAGCTACTTCTCTGCCGGCTTTTCTAGCATTAGCTAGGTTTAATATCGTCTCAGACTTCAAATGTTCTACTTCAGGAATGTTCCTAGCAGTTTCTGAATTTTTATTTGCAATGTCTGCTTTAGTTTTTTCAAGACTAATAGCATCTTTTTGAAGTTTAAGTATTTTTTCTTGAATATCAATCTCATTTGGTTGTTTCTCCGCAGCTTCCGCTTGCCATTTAATAGCTTTAGCTTTTTCTTCTTCAGCTTCTGCTAGTGTTTTCTGAATATCTGCCTGTGCCTGTTGCATTTGTAACTGGTGATGATACTCTTGCATTTGTTGCATCTCAGGATTAGGTTGATTACCCGCCATTAGTTGTTGAACTATCTGGTCTCTATTATGAATTGAAGAGTTTTGGAATAATGCCAATAGAATAACATTAAACGCAGGAGAATCTTTAGGTATAGACTGTAACATCTGTACCATTTGTGTCATCTCTAACTCTTTAGCCATAATTCCCATTGTAGAATAAGGTATGAACTTGTAATCATTAACAGGATACCTCTCTACATCGAACTGTATCTTTCTCCACATTGATTTATTAATCATTGGAATTAAGAATGTGTTCTGGAAATTCATTAGTGTACGCTTTTGTCTCTTGATAGAGGCAGATTGCATCATTGACATACCAGAAGAGGTTGCTCTATCAGCAGTTCCCATATCTGCTGAACCTGTACCCATCTGAATCATGTTTTGAAGTGAGGCGACCTGGTTAAAAGTAGAAGGGTCTGTGGTTCCCATGTCTAGTGGCATTAATGCCGCCCTTGGGTCTCCATTTGTTAGTATAGTTTTACCGGGTCTAACCTCAAACTTGACTCCACGAGGCAGTCGTGTTGCATCTGCTGCCATCATAGGTGTTGTTGTTAAAGCAAGAGAGTCTATTCTTGCTCTCATTTCGGTATCTAGTGCTTTTTGGGGGTTATATCCCTTCTCACAAACCCCTCTTCCCCAGAATTTATTTGGAACTATATCATGTTGATATGATATGAATGGTCTATCAACCATCATAAAGGCATTTTCTTCCGCCCTTAGAATATATTCATCATTAACTAAGGTAACTACAGCCTCTACCAGCTCGTCTTTCTTAGTATATTCAAAATCATCCTTGTCTATCTTAGGTTTTAAGAACCTTTTAGGCACTAAACCCCAGTATTCTGTTATCTTAACAGAGTCTGACTCATCTGCCATCTTAGTTTCAGGGTCAAAACCAAACTTAATTGTATCGTAGTCGCCATCTAAAGGTACATCTCTGTATATTCCACTCTTAATACCTTCTACAATATGGTATCTAGGTTTGATTACCTCATGTGCTACACCCAAAGCTTCATCAATAGTGTTGGCTGAAGGGTCAATTAGAAATTCTTTAGGTGAAATAGGTTCTACTTTAACATCTATAACTGGACGTTCAGTCAATGTCCTAGTAGTAGTCATAGTACCCTCTACAGGTTGCTCTGTTGGAGAACGTTCTATGTTCTGTTCAACTACAATCTTACCAATACCGGTACCGTATATGGCACCATTAAGGAATATCTCACAAACAGCGTCTTTTACACCAGTCTTTTCTAAGTCTTCTTGTAATAGATTGCGTACATACTCTGCGTCTGAGGGGTCTTGGTCCAACATATCGTCTTGAATATCAAACCACTTACCTCTTCCAAAGCTAGCCTCTTCTAATTCAGCAACACTTGCTTCTACGGCTTGTTGTAGGGCGGGGGATATGATTCTTGACTTCTCAGCCTTGCGTAGTTTGTCCGATTCTGTCCAGATACCTCTCCAAAGTCTATAATACTCATCCCATTTCTGGACATAGTTCATATCTCGGTGGGAACGCCACCCATCCAAGCGGTAATTCAACCATGAGGCTAATGCTTGGTACTTTGTTTCCTTACTCTCGAACATAAGTGCTTGATTTTCCTCGGATTTTTTTGGATTATATCATATAAAAAATTTTAATGTCAACTTTTCTTATTTTTTTTATCAAAATTAATAGCCAGCCACTATATCATCAGGTTCCCAGTCATCACTTAGTTCAATACTGTGGGCGAAGTCTGCTACACTTACTTGGTCTATATAGGCTAGAGCATCAAGCATGTCGTCATGTGACAATCTATTAGGAAAATCAAGGAGCTGAGAGACAAAAGGCTTCCAATCTCTATCTTCATTAAAAGAAATTTGCCCATGTTCCATTCTTCCTTGTAAAGACCAAGTAATTCGCTCGGTCTTTTTCTTACCACCATGCCTCATCTCTACAGTAGAGAAGTATTTTCCTTCTGTCCTCATTTCATCTTCAAGATATGGTAATATAGCGTTTCTAAGGGAGCCAGTTTCAATACCAACTGTAGATGATTCACTATCAACAGTAGCTTTTAAGATTTTTCTGGCGGTTTCTTTAATATTCCACCTACCATGTAGTATATCTTTTACCCACCACTTATCTCTATCTATCTTGACAATAGCAATAGCAGTTTCATCTAATCTACTACGTTTTAAATTCCTTTCTTTCTCTATCGCTTCAAATCCAGCGGGGTCAATAGCAATAACATAGCTTCCTTCCTCTGGTTCTTCTTTAGTTTTAAACCATTCTTCTTTAAATATACCACCAGAGAAGGTTTCAAAGGACGCTTCAAACTCTTGTCTGAAAGCCATTGAAGACATAGAGTCTCTAGCAGCCTCTATTTCATCGGGGGGGATAAAAGGGTTGTCTATAGAGTTAAATTGCCATGCTTCCCAGTTCTCGTTTGTTAATGCGTCTGTATATAAATCATAGAAGTGGTTCTTCCCGGCTGGCGTGCCTATAAAAAACGCCCCACCACGCATATCGGCAAGTGTTGGACGAATTATCTGTTCCCATACAACGGGTTTCATAGAAGCATACTCATCTAACACGACATAAGCAAGACCCACGCCCCTCAAAGTGTCTGGTCTGTCAGAACCCTTTAAATATATTTTTCTTCCATT